TCCGGCAACATACACTAAAAGTGTGTTTTCTTCGCATCACAAAGCTCTAAAAAATAAAATATCTTTTTTAGAGCTTACTACATTTTTATCAAGTTTAAATCAGCAAGACTTTGCCAAACGCATTGAAGCTAATACTATTGATTTGTATGCAAACGATGCAGATATATTTGACACAATATCATTAAAATTTGAATCTATTATTGTAAATAGATACGCACCTACAAGAAATAATTTAGAACTGCTGGAAAATACTGATTTTATTCTAACAAAAAAATTGCCTCATGACAAATACAGATATAAAATTTATCTTCTTCCACACAAACTTAAAGGAGATAAGGATTCTAAAATTAGATATATAAATTGGTTAGGTACCCAGAATGATAAAATTTTAATTTCTAATTCTGTTAAAATTTGGTTTTTAACTACTGATTGGTATTGGGATCGAAGATATATGTATGTTGAAGATGCAAACACGTTACTGATGTTGAAAATGCGTGATTCACAGGTGCTGGGCAAGATCTACGAATACATCATAGTCGATAAATACTAGATGGCCACTGAAAGCACTATTCTATTATCCGCAACAAGCACCGAAACCTGGGATGGTACTTCGGGAATTTCCTATGTATTCACTGATAAATTCAAAGGAGCAGGCTATCATCGAAAGAATGGTGGACTGCATACTGTGATGTTTGAATTTAACAACTTCAAAGGATCAGTTAAACTACAGGGTTCTCTAGAACTTTATCCCGGAGATAGTGATTGGGTAGACGTGCTCTACGACGATTCAGCAGAAAATCTAGAATCACTAGACAGTACCCCACTTGCAACCAATGAAATACGCAACTTTACCGGCAATTTTGTTTGGATTCGTCTTGGTTATAGACTAATCGAAGGCACGATAACGCAAGTTCGTTATAATTACTAAAATTTCCAAAGCGATAAATATAGTATTACCTCGAGGAATACTATGAGAGACCTTTTAGACAAATTAACTATATTAGAAAATTTAGAAGAATCTAATACACCGGAAATTGGAGATGAGTTCGGTATCAGTTTTAGTCCTGATTTTGAGATTTCTACCCACGTAGTAGAAGTTTTAGAAGACGGTATTGTCGTTGAACTAGATGATACTGCCTTAGAAATGTTAACCAACGAAGGCGTACGATTTTTTGAAGGTGAACTTGTAGAAGGTGTTGCTGGACCTAAGAGCTGCTGGAAAGGTTATAGAAAAACTGGCACACAAGCTGGCACAGGTAAGAATGCCGGCAAGCGTGTTAACAACTGCGAAAAGATCAAAGAAGACGAAGTAGAAGAAAGTGGTCTTCAATACTATACCGGAGTTAAGAAACACGGTAAAGAATACATGACCAAAGCCGCACAAGCAGCTCGTGATGGTGCTAGCCAAAAAGAACTTGGCGCACTCAAAGACAAATACAGCAAGGCCTATAAAGAAGATGCCGATGTAGATGAAGCCAAGTATCAAGGCCGAGAAGTTCAGTTGGGCAAGAAGATGGCTGGTGATGTAAAGAAATCTAAAGTATATGTTAAGAATCCGCAGGGCAATGTGGTCAAAGTAAACTTCGGCGATAAAAAAATGCGTATTAAGAAATCAAATCCGGCACGTAGAAAAAGTTTCCGTGCTAGACACAATTGTGCCAATCCAGGACCGCGCCACAAAGCCCGTTACTGGAGTTGCAGGAGCTGGTAATGTTATTAAGAGAAATGTTTAGTGCAATAGGGGCACCTACTTCAGAACAAGATGATGTAGACTGGACCAACGACTTGAAATTCTTTATCGATAATGACGATGCTGTGTTAAAAAATTATTTCTTTCCGGCTGTAGATCGTCATAAAGAGTATAGAGGCCATCCAGATGCGTATAAAATTTATATGCGGCCTTTAGAATCTTGTAAAGAAGCATACTGTGAAAAGTTTGAAATTGAAAGCTCTGAAGACAAATTCCCCAAAGAAAAACTGATAGAGTTAGCCAAGATGATAGCCACTGAACAAGAAAAGCATATGGAAAGAGGCGACTACGACCAATGAGACTGTTAGAACTATTTGAGCAATCGGGTAAGACTGCTGCCGTTGCATTCGGTAGAATGAATCCTCCCACAATTGGCCATCAAAAGGTAGTTGATGCTATTTTGAAACAAAAAGCCGATGCTCATTTCTTGTTTGTGTCCCAAACTCATAAACCAACCGGCAAGAACAAAACAAGATTGGAAAATCCATTACCATTTGATGTTAAGTTGGGATTTATCCAACAGGCATTTCCCAATATTGATATTGGAGATACTTCAGTAGGTACTGCTATTGGGATTCTTCAAAGTTTAGAAAAACAAGGCTTTGAGAATGTTGTCTTTGTATGCGGCTCAGATCGTGTGCCGGCATTTACAGAATTGTTTAATAAACAAAACGGAATTGATTACGATCTCAAATCGATTAAGATTGTATCAAGCGGTGCTAGAGATCCTGATGCAGAAGGTGCAGAAGGCATGAGCGCAAGCAAAATGCGAGCTGCTGCCATTGCTAATGACTTTGAATCATTCAAAACAGGATTGCCGGCAGGACTACAAGGCGACGCCAAAGAAGTATTTTCTGCTGTTCGTCAAGGACTTGAGCCGTGGCTTGAACAAGGTGTGACAGAAGGTCCAACAGATGACTCACGTTTTCAAAGGATGATGGGTAAAATACAGAAATCTACTCCTACACCAATGTCAGGATATGTAGCATTGAGTTTTGCCAGTGAGGGGAGATCAAAGAAAATTAAAGGCGTTAAACATAATGGCAAGCCAATGCCAGACGTTATTGACGATCCTGAAGAATTTCTTGGTGGTAAAATAGAGTTTACCCCTGATCAAATTGAACAAGAACTAATGTCCATTGGTGAAAAATATGGATGGGACTCTATTGATCCTGGGCAAGGTCAAGGCTATACAGAAATGTTCTTTGACACCAGCAGAGAATATACATCAAACAATCAGAGTCGTCTTGCAGCAAACATTGTTAGAACTGTTAATGAAATTAATAAATTTTTCAACAACATAAACCGTAGTTTACAGTCTACAGGATTGCCAGGATACACAACAGATGTGTGGCAAGGTATGGGACCACCCGATAATATAAATCAAATTGAAGACCTAACTCAAATTACCAGCATTGCTAAGACAAAAGGTGTAGCTGAAGCATCTTTAGGCAATGTATTGCCGTGGCCGGAAGTTGTTAACAAAGTTAACAGCGCAATGAAGGCCACCGGATGGAAAAGCAAACGTATGAACGATGATGCATTTATGTTTACCACTAGAGGTGCAGAAGTTGAGGATCAGTGGTACATTGCTATCATAGATAATGCTGGGGAAGGTTTCTTTACATATGCATTAGGTACAGTAGAAGAAGGTGATCCGCATATCGACGATGCGTTTAAAGGACGACTACCTAATACAGAAGCCAGCATAAGCGAACTAATGAACGAGATTCGTGATGGATTTGGGTTAGACTAAAGGATCAAGTATGAAAGCTAAAGAATTTATTATAGAACTTAAAAAACAATCAACACCTAGAAACTTTGTGGCTAAAAATGCTTCGCTGGCTGGCAAAGCTGGACAACACAAAGATAAAAAGAAGGCCGAGAAGCAAGGTGATGTTAAGCATAAGAAACAATTTGCCAACGATGCGAAAGTTGTAGCGGAAGCGGGCGCTGCTCGAGCTGCACCAGGCGCAGTGAAAAAAGGTGGCACACTTGATCTAAGTAAAAAAGTGTCTCCACAACCTGTAGCAAAACCTGCGGCTGCTCCTACGACTCAACCAGTTACTCCTCCACCGCCTCAATTTAAACCAGGTGCAACTGCGGCACCTCCTGCGGCTGCTGGTAACCCACAACCTGTAGCAAAACCTGCGGCTGCTCCTGCAGCCAAAGAACCAATAGTGCAGGCAACAGATGATATGGAACAGCGTATATTGGACCGTATGGGCAAGCGTTTTGGATTACCTCCGGGATCTAGTGCAGACGATGTACAGGCCGCACAACAGGCTTACTTGGACAAGAATGACCCAGCAGCTGCCGCACAATACAAAAAGAACATGGCCAATATTGATGCTGGTGGCGCACAAGCCGACAATGCTCCTGTAAAACTAGCACCAAAACCCGGACAGCCCGGCGGTGCACCAAACCCAGATGCAGAAGGCGGACAGGCAGCAGCCAAAGCTGGTAAGAGTCCCATAGCTATTATGTTGGCTCAACCCACAATTGGCAAGAATCAGGCCATGCTAGATGTTATTGCTCCAACGCTGGGATTACCAGCAGGATCATCTGCAGAACAGATCCTAGCCGCCGATGATGCTAGAAATGCCAAGGCCAAGAATAAGTATGCGCCTGCTGCTGCCCCTACTGCAGAAAGCGTAGGACGAGCAGTTGATGATAAAGGTCGCACACAACAAGAATGGATGCGTTTAGTTAAAGCTAAATTTCCAGATGCAAAACTCATACAGGCCAAAATGATTGATGGCCCGATACAGGCAATTTTGCCAGACGGTAGAAAACTATCATGGAACAAAGTCAAGAAGAGTGTAGATGAAGCAAGTCTAGGTGACTATCGAGAAAAAGCACTAAAGCAAAAAGCGCAGAGTCAAATGGGTGCAATGTTTAACGATCCCGATGCACTAGCCACTTTCAATAAAAGAGAACGAGGTCTAAATCGTTTAAAGGCTCGTGATGAAGTTGCACGTAAGACTGCTGCTGACAAGCAGATGGCAGATAACATTGCCAAGCTGCCAGAATTAAAAGCAGATTATGAACGCATGAAGGCGGAGTACAAGTCACTAGGTGGAAGCAATTGGCAATATGCTGATCGTGAACAAAATCTAACAGATCGCGAACGCGAAGCTCGTAGTATGGAAGGCCCAATGAATAACCTATGGCGTACTATTTCTGCAGCAGAAAAAGCACAAAAAAGCCAAGGTGCAGCAGAAGGATTTGGTTCTAAACTTGCAGGTCTAGGTCTTGCAGGGGCTATGGCATTCGGTGCAGGTGGTGCTAATGCTAGAGTTACTCCCGATGGGCAAGGAGGCTACACTGGGGGATTTAAACCAACAGCAACTTCAACGGTAACTGCACCATCTGACAATAAGCCGGCAGCAGAAGCACCAAAAGGCTACAACAAAGAATATCTACAAAAGGCAGCCGATCCTAATCGGTTTGGTAGATATATGATTAGTGTTGAAAAAGCACAAGAACTATTAAAACAAATGGACAAAAAGGTTGGTGAGGGTTCTATGTTTGCTGGCGCTAAGGTTGGACACAAGGAAGGCCCAGCAGGTCAGTGGCGCAATGATGGTGCTAAGAAAAACAAACCAGCTAGACCAGGAGACCTTGTAGGCGGCGGAATGTAATATGGATGAGCTGGAACAGATCAAAAGATTAGCAGGCATTAATGAATTCAAAGGCTATCAACTCTACGACGGCAGCAATATAAGTATTACAGGCAATGAAAAAGGTGAACTGATGAAAAAACACAATATCAAACCAGGCACGCCAGAATGGTTTCAATTATGGTTTAGTTTACCGTACCTAACAGGAGAAAAACCATTATGATTACAATTACAGAAAGTGCTCAATTTAAAATTACAGATCTTCTTAGTGAAGAAAACAACCCAAATCTCAAACTTCGTACGTTTGTTCAAGGTGGTGGGTGTAGTGGTATGAGCTACGGATTTACTCTTGACGAAGAACAAAATGCTGACGACTTTGAAATTCCTGTAGGCAACTTCATAGTGTTGATTGATGCCATGAGCATGCAGTACCTACAGGGTGCTGGCATCGATTACAAAGAAGACCTATCAGGCAGTCAGTTTGTGATAACAAATCCCAATGCAGAAACAACCTGCGGTTGCGGCTCAAGTTTTAGTGTAGCAGACAATTATCAAGACGATTATCAATTTCACGAATGAGAGCTGTAGAATTTATAGTTGAAAGAAAGAAACGTAAGCGTAAACCTCGCTGGGCTGCTTACGGTCCCGGACCTTACGGCGGCTATGGTTATTATGCTGGATATAGCGGAGATAGCGGCGGTGGTGAAGGCGGAGGCGGTGAAAGCATTGAGAATGAAGATGCCATGATGGCTAAGATTGAGAACGACGGAAAAATTGTTCGCATACTTAAAAAACAACACACTGTACCATTCAGCGATGAAAAGAACTGGCTGCTGATCGATACTGATCCTGCCAAAGGCAACAAGGGTCTTGGACTTAAATGGGTTCCGGCAAGTACTAGATTTACCTGGGTACGCCCGTACAAAGAAACTGTGGAGAAAGATGTATCGGAAGGATTAGAGCAGATTACTGAATATAGAGATAGATTGCTTCAGTATGTCAAGAGTTTACTTCCTACTTGGCCGGAGTATGTTCTTAAAGATTGGTTAGTTCCAAACAAAGGTGACTTTAGTAATTTGCCTACGGACGCAATTAAAAACGGCATAATGGAAAAAGTACAAGGTGTAGGACTTACTCCTAGTTCCAAATGGCAACTTGTTCCTAATATGAAGTTTACAATGGATATGTTTGACCCAAAAACAAAACAACTATTAATAGGCCGTGCCGGTGGAAGTAGTGATTTAGGTATGGGTATTCCAAAAGACAAAGAAAGACACGCTACTCAAGCGGCATTAGCACAACAACAAGGTGGTGTGCGTAAAGAACCTGTGCTACTAATAAAAACAGCCAATGGATATGAACTTTTAGAAGGATGGCATAGAACTATACAACATTTTGTTAAGTATCCTGATGGATATACAGGCCCTGCTTATGTGGCAGTTGCTCAAGATGTATCGGAAAACTTTGCCGACGGACGCAATCCACAAGATAAAGGCGACAGTAAGAGGCACGGTATTAACACCAAAGCCAGTGTAAGTAGTCTACGTAAAACTGCTAAACAGGGCGGACGCAAAGGACAACTAGCACACTGGCTAGCTAATATGAAAGCAGGCCGTGCTAAAAAAAATAAATAAGTGTATGAAAATCAAAGAACTTTTAGAAACAGCTACAGCAGGTGCTACAAGTGCCGGTATGGGGGCTACTTTGATTAAAGGGGGCACCGGCTCTAATGTAGGTACACTATTTGGCGGCAGTTTTAAACAGAATAAAACCACTAAAAAGAAGTCTAAGACTTCCGGTGAATCTATTATAAGAAGATAAATATACTTATGGACCTAGAAAAACAACCAGTCGACGATCACGAAGCCAAAATGGCCAGAGCTGAGCTTTACAAGCTCAATCAGTATTCTGCCAAATTGTTTAAACTGATCGGAGAAAACGATGAATTAGATGGCTGGGTTCAATCAAAAATTACCAAAGCTGCTGATTATATCAGCTCTGTATATCATTATATGGAATATGAAAAAATGGCAGCTAGTCAAGTCGAATCGGGACCTAGAGATTTTGAAGAATCTCTACAAAACGAAGTTAAACAAAGCCTCAAAGAACAGTGGCTGAACAGAAAAAATCAAGGAAACTAAAATGGACTTTAAAGCAATACTAAGCAAACTTGACGGAATGGAAGCACCGCCGACAACTCCTGCAGCCCCTGTGTTAGACAAAGCTGTGCAACTCAACGAAGATGCACAACTTCGTGTTCTAGCTGGACAAACAACTTATGTTGCAGAAGCCAAGAAGAAGAAAGACGAAGAAGTTAAAGAAGAAAAATCGTCCACCGGCGGAACTATTGATCGTTCGAAGAAAGGCGTAACCAAACATACACAAAATCCCAATCGTTTCAGTGATGAACCGCATTCGGAACCTGCCAGCAAGGCTAAATCACAAAGTGCAGCAGACAAGGCCGACGACAAGGCCGCAGCCAAAGCCCATGCCAAAGACAGCAAGGACTATGAAAAAGCACACGGCAAAGGTTCAGTAACTCGTGTTAAAGATGGCAAGAAAGTAGAAAGCATTGAGCCAGAATTCAAAAGCAAGTTCATGAAGATGGTAGAAGCCAAGAAAGAAGAGGCTGACAAAAAGAAAGCTGATAAGAAAAAGAAAATGGACGAAGGTGCAAAGCCAGACTTTTTAGATCTTGATAAAGACGGTGACAAGAAAGAGCCAATGAAAAAGGCTGCTGGCGAAAAAGGTGGTGATGACAAAACTGCAGATAAAAAAGGTCTTTCAGACAAGCAGAAAAAACTTCCTCCCGGTCTACAAAAAGCCATTGCCAAGAAGACCGAAGGTAAAATGATGCCTAAAGGCAAAAAGCAAGCAGTAAAAGAAAGTATAGAAACAAATTTATCATTTAAAGAAATGATGGCACTGGTTGTTGAAAGTGGTGGTCAACAACAAATTGATCCAGTTGACAATCAACTGTGGGCCTGGGCTCAACGTGTTGCTAGAACAAAAATTGGAGAAGGCATGAAAGCTGATGTTTATGCTGGCATGGTCTATGAGCGTATGGGTGGTGCATTTGAAATGTACGATGTACTCAGCGAACAACGTAGATAATACTTCCAATAAGTATCTAAAAGCCGGCAATTAGTTGACCGGCTTTTTCTTTGACTATATAATAGTTCTATAGGAGAGAATTATGTCTACAAGAATGTACGGTCCCGAAGAAAAAGCAAAACTAGAAAGATTAATTAACGAAGGCGGAAATGTGCTTCGTGAAATTGAAGACCTATCAGAAGGCCTAAAAGAAACTGTAAAAGCAGTTGCAGAAGAACTACAAATCAAACCGTCAGTTATTAACAAAGCAATTAAGATTGCACACAAAGACAATTGGAAAGATCACGAGCAAGAATGGAACGACATTGAGATGATTCTCGGTGTTACTAAACGTCTACCAGAATGATCAATACCATATTCGGACCAACAATACAATGGATTAAAGATGACTTTAAGTCTAACCCAATTCGTTTTGTTGTTGAGCTGTTTGCTTGGGCTATTAGTATTGGTTGCAGTATTACTATGGCAGTCACAGTCCCCACTCCGCCGCTTCTTACTCTTTATCCCATTTGGATTCTTGGTTGTGCTATGTACGGTTGGGCTGCTTGGACTAGGAAATCTTTTGGTATGCTGGCTAACTATTGTTTGCTAACCGCAATTGATACTGTTGGCCTCGTTAGAATGATAATTAATTAAATATACAATAGATGGTAAGCTGGGCCATAAACCGCACATTCGGTATTTGTCTGCCACAAAAGACATAGGAGAAAAATTTGAGTTACGTAGACGCTTTCTATAATAGAGAGCAGGATATGATCAATGTTGTTGAACGCAATGATAAAGGCGAACGACATTATAAAGAATACCCTGCCCGTCATATATTTTATTACCCAGATGCCAAGGGTAAATTCACAAGTATTTTTGGACAACCTCTTTCACGAGTAAGTTCAAAAAACGTCAAAGAACATCGCAAAGAACTTGCAATTCATTCAAACAAAAAACTTTTTGAAAGCGATATCAATCCCATTTATCGCTGTCTAGAAGACAACTATCTAAATGTTGATGCACCTAAACTAAATGTAGCATGGTTCGACATTGAAGTAGACTTTGATCCAGAACGTGGCTATGCATCACCTGAAGATGCGTTTATGCCAATTACTGCTATTGCTGTCTACCTACAATGGATGCAGACTATGGTCTGTTTGGCCATTCCTCCCAAGACATTAAGTATGGAAGAGGCTAAAAAGCAAGTTGAAGAATTTCCTAACACGTATTTGTTTGATAACGAAGCAGATATGTTAGACATGTTCTTGGATCTAATACAAGATGCAGATGTACTAAGTGGTTGGAACTCAGAAGGCTTTGATATTCCTTACACAGTTAATCGTGTGGCCAAAGTTCTAAGTAAAGAAGATACAAGACGTTTTTGTTTGTGGAATCAGTTTCCCAAGAAGCGTGAGTACGAAAAATACGGTAAGGCCGCTGTCACATACGATCTTATTGGTCGTGTACACCTAGACAGTCTTGAACTGTATCGCAAGTACACATATGAAGAACGTCATACCTATAGACTAGATGCTATCGGTGAAGCAGAGATCGGTGAGAACAAAACTGTCTACGAAGGCACGTTGGATCAACTGTATAACAATGACTTCCGTAGATTTATTGAATACAATAGACAAGACTGTATGTTGTTAGAAAAGTTAGATAAGAAATTAAAGTTTCTGGCTCTTGCTAACACACTGGCACACGAATGTACTGTGCTACTACAGACCACAATGGGTGCTGTAGCTGTAACTGAGCAGGCCATTATCAACGAAGCTCACAAGCGTGGAATGATTGTTCCTAATAGAATAAGTCGTGAAGAAGGCTTTAGTAATCAAGCCGCTGGTGCTTATGTGGCCTATCCCAAGAAAGGCATTCACGAATGGATTGGTTCGTTAGATATTAACTCGCTGTATCCGTCAGCTATTAGAGCGTTGAACATGGGTCCGGAAACTATTGTTGGTCAGTTGCGTCAAGACGGCACTAAAGATTATATTGCTGCTGAAATTGCCAAAGGTAAATCATTTGCATCAGCATGGGAAGGTGTGTTTGGATCACTAGAATACGCAGCCGTACTAGAAAGAAATGTCGGGCGTGAAATTACTATCGACTGGGAAGACGGCGGTGTTGATACGCTAAGTGCTGCTCAAGCCTACGATCTAATCTTTGAAAGCAATCAGCCTTGGATGCTTAGTGCTAACGGCACAATCTTTACCTATGAGAAAGAAGGTATCATTCCCGGCTTGTTAAAACGTTGGTATGCTGAACGTAAAGAAATGCAGGCCAAACTAAAGGATTGTATTGCAGCCGGTAATAAAATTGAAGAAGAATACTGGGACAAGCGACAGTTGGTTAAGAAGATTAATTTGAACAGCCTGTATGGTGCTATTCTTAATCCTGGTTGTAGATTCTTTGACAATCGTATTGGACAATCGACTACACTTACAGGTCGTGCTATTGCTCGTCACATGGCAGGTAAAGTAAACGAAATTATAACCGGAGATAATGATCATATTGGCAAAGCGATCATCTACGGTGACACAGACTCTTGTTACTTCTCAGCGTATGCTACGTTAAAGAAGGACATTGAGAAAGGGGCTATTCCTTGGAGCAAGGAATCAGTTGTTGAACTTTACGATACAATAGGAGAAACTGTTAATGGAACCTTCCCAAAGTTTATGCAAGATGCATTTCACTGCCCAAAGTCTCGAGGAGAGGTCATCAAAGCAGGTCGCGAGATTGTTGCTTCCAAAGGACTATTCATCACCAAGAAGCGATATGCAGTCCTTTACTATGACAAAGAAGGCAAGCGAGCAGACATTGGGGGTACTCCTGGCAAAATCAAAGCAATGGGACTTGATTTAAAAAGATCCGATACTCCCGTGGTAATTCAAGATTTTCTCAGCGAAGTGCTTACCAGAGTTCTCAACGGTGCAGGAAAAGAAGAAGTATTAGAATACATCACTAACTTCCGTACTGAGTTTAAAACTAGACCAGGTTGGGAGAAGGGTAGCCCAAAACGTGCTAACAACATTAGTGAATATCGAGACAAAGAAAAGAAAGCTGGCAAGGCTAATATGCCCGGACACGTTCGTGCAAGTCTTAACTGGAACACTTTGAAGCGTATGATGGATGACAAATACTCAGTAGCTATTACAGACGGTGCAAAAGTTATTGTCTGTAAGGTCAAAGATAATCCTATGGGCTATACATCAGTTGCCTACCCGGTGGATGAACTGAGATTGCCTCAATGGTTCAAAGACTTGCCTTTTAACGATGCTGAAATGGAAAATGCAGTCATCGATGAAAAATTAGAAAATTTGATTGGAGTCTTGGAATGGGACATCAGTTCAACTCGCAGTGACAACACATTCGCAAAACTTTTTGACTTTGAGTAAATTGCGGTTGCTTTTTACTCTAGATCTAAATATAATCTTAATATACAGGAGAATTCTAAATGAAAGATATACTACAAGACATCGTGTCACACACACAGAACCTAGGCTTCTTGACCACAGTTAAAGTCACCGGTGATCAAAATAAAACTTTGATCAATTCAATGGCTGAAGACCGTTCAGTGATTATGGAGGCTGAAACCAATGCACCATATCCAGATATGATAGGTGTGTTTGGTATGCCGCAACTAAACAAATTGAAATATTTGTTAGACGGTGCTGAGTACAAAGAAAATGCCAAGATTAGTATTACTACTGCAGATCGCAATGGCGAAACGATTCCGACAGGCTTACACTTTGAAAACAAAGACGGTGACTTCAAGAACGACTATCGTTTCATGAATACAGAAATCATCAACGAAAAGATGAAAACTGTCAAGTTCCGTGGCGTTAAGTGGGACGTAGAGATTGAGCCAACAGTTAGTGCTGTGCAACGTTTTAACTTTCAGGCAGGTGCTAACAACGAACATCCAACATTCTTGGCAAAGACTGATGGTGATAAATTAAAATTCATATTCGGTGATGCTAGTACACACGGTGGCGAATTTATTTTTGCAATGGGTGTAACTGGTAAACTTGATCGCGGTTGGACTTGGCCGGTGTTGCCGATCTTGAGTATTCTTAAAATTGCAGATGTCAACAACACCAAGATGTCGTTGTCAAATGAAGGTGCTATTCAGATTACACTAGATAGTGGACTTGCTACTTACAAATATATTATTCCAGCTCAAGCTGCCTAAATATGATCAAAGGTCTACAAGGCATATCGGGTGTAACAGTTAGTGCAGGTAATACTTCCTTACCGTATGTTGGCCCAAACTCTAGCAATCCAATGACTGGTATGCTACGCATACACAACACAGACATAGAAGTGTTTAACGGTAGCAATTGGCAAATGCTATCTACCAGTTATGCAACTGTAGGCCTAGATCAAGATGTACTAGACATAGTTCAATGGGCACGTAAGAAGCGAGATGAAGAAAATGCGTGGTACAAGTTAGCAACAACTAACGAAGCTGTTCGTATAGCATTAGAACAGTTAGAACAGGCAAAAACAAGATTAGAACTTACAGCAATTTTATCGAGAGAACATGAAACAACCAGTTGATTTAACACCCCTACAGAAAGACTACGCAGTCTATTTGCCTGCGATTAGTAGTTTTTACAGCACTTACATTGCAAAACAACGTAAGGAAGAGTTTGTACCTAAAGATCGTATTCCAGCAGGATTCGATCGTGGTATTGAAGGTATGAATTTTTTAAATCCCGAACAAGGCTACTTTTATTACAAGTATGGTTTGTATTCAGCAGGTCATGCACAGTTAGATCTTACTAAAACAATGGATCACGATTCAATGATTCAACAACGTGATCGTAGTAAGACAATGATCTTAGGAGACTCTGGTGGTTACCAGATTGGTAAAGGCATTCTTAAGTTTGATTGGTTAGACTTCGAAGGTAAAGCAGCTAATAAAACTCGAGACGATATCCTTAACTGGCTTGAACTAACTGCTGATTGGTCAATGATGCTTGACGTTCCTACTTGGGCTTGTGATCATATTCACAGTCCGAAGACTGGATTAAAATCGTTTGAAGACTGTCTAGAAAAGACTCGCCACAATAACAAGTACTTCTTAGAAAATCGTTTAGGTGCTACCAAGTTCTTGAATGTTCTACAGGGTAGTAACTGGGATACTGCGGAAGCGTGGTACGAAGGCGTTAAAGAATTCAGTGATAAGAAAGTTTGGGGCGATAAAGCCGCTGAGGGTTGGGCGATGGGTGGTGCTAATATGTGCAAGATGCATATTACTCTGCGTCGATTGATCACTATGCGCTTTGACGGTATGTTAGAAGGCAAGGATTGGATGCACTTCTTGGGTACTGCACAGTTAGATTGGTCATGCTACCTAACTAGTATTCAACGTCAGATCCGTAAACACGTTAATCCTAACTTTACAATCAGCTTTGACTGTGCTTCGCCATTCATTGCAACTGCACACGGACTGGTTTATACCAATAGTCAGCACACAGCCAAGCGTTGGAGTGTTATTATGGACAAGGCTCCGGATAATAAAGCACTTGCATCACGTCCAGACATTCCGTTTCCGTTCGAAAGCGAGATCGGCCGTAGACTTAATGTAGCAGACGTTTGTCATTACAAGCCGGGAATGTTAAACAAGATCGGCAAAGAAGGCAAAACATCTTGGGACAGTTTTGGTTATGCACTAATGATGGGACATAATGTCTATCAACACATTGTAGCTGTACAACGTGCTAACAATTTGGCAGATATTGAACAAGCTAAGATTCGTCCAGATTGGAGAATGTGGAAGAAGAACAAAGATCGTGATATGAGCGATGAGTATAGCGATTGGGTTCCTCGTAATATCTTGTATTTTGATCGCTTTGTTGAAGAACTGTTTAATTGTCCAGACAAAGAATCTGCATTTGCTATGATTGCTGATGCAGAAACCAGAGGCTTTATGCAGAATTTGGAAGGCTCACGCCTACGTGGTGGTGTTACAAATATTTCAAACGACCTGTTCTATGAAGAAGGTAGTGAAGATAAAGATTCCTGGAACGACGATCGTGAAGATGGTGAATTGGATAAACTTGTAGCGGAATAAGGAGTAACTATGTACGAAAACAGAATTAAACATTTAGAGGAATCTCATAGAGTATTGGACCAAAAAATCGATACACTAGAAAAGAATGGACTGTTTGAAGATATGAAAATGCAAGAATTGAAGAAACAGAGGTTGCTTTTAAGAGATGAACTTGCTATACTAAGACGTAAGCAATGGGAACACGATCACGAAACTGTCGATTTTGATGACGAACGATGAAAAAATATATACTAACACAGACACAGATTAAAACATTGGCAGATATTGCTAATCGTTTTCCGGAGATTCCTCAATTTGAAATTGTTGAGGAACACTCTAGCGGCATTGGGCCTACCACAACAGTTCAATTTGAACTATTGGGCAAGGAAGTTAAAGTTGACAATACTGACGTGAGTAACTGGTAATGAGTGACGAATTTGAAAAATACAATGCATTTGCTAAACAGATGGAAGAACGTTTTCCAAAGATGTTTAGCGGCAAGTATGGCGGATTTGCCTGCGGTGAAGGTTGGTGGCCTATTCTAGAAAAACTGTGCTCTAATATTCAGCATCACATTGATTGGAAAAACAAACAGTTAGAAGTAGTGCCACAGGTAACAGTGGCACAGATTAAAGAGAAGTTTGGCGGACTACGTTTCTACTATGATGGCGGCGACGAATATATTAATGGAATGGTTCGTATGGCAGAAGCGTGGGCAGATGCTAGTTGTGAAGAATGTGGCTCGCCGGGTAAAAGAAGAGATGGTGGGTGGATTAAAACTCTGTGTGATCATCACGAAGCAGAGCGTCAACAAAGAAAACAAACAGTATGAAAAGAAATTACGAATCGGGTGTTGCAGATAGCATTACATTTTTTACAGGCATTGAGATCGAAAAGACCCCTGCATATGGAATGAAAACTCTGTTTGTAACAGGTGTACACGATGCCTATGTAATTATGGAACTTGCTCGTGACCATAAATGTACTCATATCTACTTTGGTGCTAATCAAAGTTTTCCTAAATTAGAAATCAACAATGCAGAACAATGGCGTCTATGGGAAGATATGATCTATGTTTGTCTAGATGCCGACGAAGATTTTTGGTGTACGCTGGATCTAGATCTAGCACAAGTTGAAGGCTTATTGGAAAGCGGTCTTGTAGAGAAGCGTCAGTTTATTCCGCAGATTTCGGTTAAACTGCCCTATTTACAACAGCTGGGATATAATGCTACAATAAAGATAGACGATAAAGATTTTAAAGCAACTAATCCCGGAGTGTGGTGTCATAACCTCCACGACCTACTTGGTAGAGATAAGTTTACTAGTTGGGATCAATATGGCAAAGATGAGATTATAAAATGAGTAATATTGGGCAATATGCCTCAACTGCAAAGTCTATCCATCGATTACAACGTGCGTTGAATAAATCCTCAGCAGTTCTTAAACAAAGAATTAGATCAAACCCGTATACAGAAGAAAAACCTATGAAATTAACATTTAAACAAAAACTTCGTAAATGGTTAATGGACGACACTGACGAACTCGAGTATGGTAATGCTATCAGCGTCGATAGTGACGGCCCAAATATTCAGTCACAGGGATTTCGATTAAACATATACGGTGCAGCCGGTGGAACTATTATTGAAACTACCAAATATGATCGTCAAAAGGATGATCATAGACACAGCTTACACGTGGTCACAGACGACAAAGATCTCGGTGAAGAACTAGCAAAAATTATCACTATGGAGAGTTTAAGATGAAAGAAGTTATCCTTAAAGACACAGCAGGTTTTCAACTGCGTGTTAAAAAATGGGAATGTCAAAGTCCCAAAGGATTGTTTGCTGTGAATTTTATTCAGGCAACTAAAGACAAAGAAGGTAAGATTGATAGCGAATCTATCTATGAATTCTTTATGGATCAAAATGATATTAACTCTGTTTCAAAGGCTTTAACAGAATGATTATTCGACAAGACATTCGTCCTAATAAAATGATTTGGGTTACCTTCCAGAAAGAAGGTATGCACAAATATCCAGCCGCACTTACAGATCCTAACCTAGCAACAGGTGACGAGTATGATGTGAGTTTTCTAGGCTATCCACATCGTCACATCTTTCACTTTAAAGTGTGGATTGGTGTTACCCACGATGATCGTGATATTGAGTTTATTCAGTTCAAACGATGGTTGCTAAATCTTTATAAAGATGCTACACTAAGTTTAGACTTTAAGAGTTGTGAGATGATGTCAGGCGATTTGTTTGACGCTATCTCTGCAAAGTATCCCAACCGTGAGGTTTGGATTGAGGTCTCCGAAGACGGAGAAAATGGTTCATTTATTAAATATTAAGGAAAGCTATAATGGCTAAGAACTATCGCGATGTTAACTATTGGGAAGCTAAACCTGAGATTGTTAAAATCTTTGATGATCTAGAAAAGTTTCACGATTTTTGTCGATTCGAACTGTGTGACTTTAATGAGGCTAATCTCTACAATAGAGATAGCCAAGTATGGAACAACTACTACTACAGCACACGACCACGTAAGCCACGAGGTGAATACAATCGCAGTGGCAACAACAACTATCGTCAGCGCAATGACAATTTTTCTCGTTGATTTAGAGTCAGTTGAGACAAGGTACACAGGTCAATGGAAGACTCATGTACCTACTCTCTTACAAAAAGCAGGACACAATGTTCAAGTTATCTCTGGTCCTACGGACATTCCTAGTGCCACTACTCCTGGCGCCTTTCTTAATTTTGGCGGCACTAATATCTACAAGGCTAGTCAGGTTGAACAGATGGGTCGGTTATTTTGCAGCGGATCCGTTTGTCCCGGCGACCACTTTATTTTTACTGACGCTTGGCATCCAGGCATTATAAACTTAAAGTATATGAGTGAGCTACTGGGCATTCCAGTAATCACACACGGCCTATGGCATGCTGGTAGTTATGATCCTCAAGACTTTCTCGGACGTCTCGTTGGCAATAAGCCGTGGGTGCGTAATGCAGAAAAATCATTCTTTTCTGCCTTTGATCACAATTACTTTGCCACTGACTTTCATATAGAAATGTTTCATAGGGAACTATTAAATAATGGACATAGTGTAGAAAATCCTTGGTACGAGGAGGAACTTGAAGAAATCCTAAGCGGAGAGTATCCTAAGTTTGTTCGCACAGGATGGCCCATGGAATATATGCAGGACACCCTGGCAATGTACAAAAACATGCCCAAGCGTGATCTTATCTTGTTTCCTCATCGTGTTGCTCCTGAGAAGCAGGTAGAAATCTTCCGTGACTTAAAAGAACACTTGCCGCAATATGAATTTGTTGTTTGTCAAGATCAGCAACTAACTAAAAATGAATATCATAATTTGTTAGGTGAAGCTAAACTAGTGTTCAGTGCTAACTTACAAGAAACTCTAGGCATCAGTTGGTATGAAGGTGCTATTGTCAATGCTATTCCTATGGTGCCAGATAGACTAAGTTACAGTGAAATGGCTTTTGATGCATTTAAGTATCCTAGCGAATGGACTGAAAGCTATGGTGCATACGAGGCACATAGGCCAGAAGTGTGTGCTAAGATTATTCAGTATATGAATAATTATGAAAAATTCTTACCTAGCCTAAATAAACAAGTAGATACATTAACAAAACAATTCTTTAGTTGTAATAAACTATTAAAGATGTTAACATAACTATAGAGTATAACCTATGCCTTCAGCTTCCTCTTTATTTGGTGTTCCTCTTTACACATCTGATATAGCCCCACTATCATCTAAAAGTGTTAACTACATTTTAGATTTAGAGTTTTACCCGATGTCTGATAACAACGGGTTTATTACTGAAAGTGTTACATTATTAGATGACCCTAGGTGTTTAGAAATTAGAAATAAAATTCTCAACGCATTTGATGATTATGCTTATAATCTTTTAAAATTTAAACCCGAAGTAGAATTTTATATAACAACTTCGTGGGCTGTTAAATTTTTGCCGGAGGGGTTTGCAAAAGAACATACTCATAGCAATTCGTTGTTTTCAGGAGTGTTATATATAAAGGCAGCAGAAGATACCGGGCGGATTACATTTCATAAATATCAAAAATATTTAAATATTTCTTCTCCTACATTACAATTAGGATTTGCAGAATGGAATATTTTTAATTGTGATACATGGTCTATTGCTCCAATCGAAAATCAAATAATTATATTTCCTTCAAATCTAATGCATTCAGTGGAAATAAACAATTCCAAGGATGATAGAATTTCTATTGCATTTAACGTGTTCGTTAAAGGAAATCTTGGCTTTCGAGAAGCATCATTGTCAATAAAATGAAATATTTTCTTAAACTACTTGACAAAACCTAAATAAACCTATATTATAGTACAAAGACATCCACGTCATTAACTCGGAGAATATAAATTGACAAATAAAGAAACAGGCCTGGACGCAATGGCAGGCGATGGCGGATACCAGGAAGAAAAGTATCTAGGAAACTACCTTCGCGCAAAGATGAGACGCGACAACAAACGCTTCTGGGCAGGCGATAACATTAGTGAATATGTTAACGATCATAACAAAGAGCAACTCATCGACGAAGCCGCAGAAGCATTTGAACTAGTACTTGATCGATTACTTATTGATCGCGAAAACGATCCTAACAGCAAGGGTACAGCACGACGCCTTGCTAAAATGTATTTTAACGAAATAATGGAAGGAAGATATGAACCAGCACCAGACGCTACAGCATTCCCGAACGATTCGCAGGACCGATACGAAGGAATGCTTGTGGTACGTAGTGAGCTTCGCAGTATGTGCAGTCATCATCACCAACCTGTCAGTGGCGTTGCTTATATCGGGATTATTGCCGCTCAAAAGCTCATTGGCCTTAGCAAGTACACTCGTATTGCTCAGTGGTGTTCTCGTCGTGGTACGCTACAGGAAGAATTGTGCAACGACATTGCTCGTGAAATTTCAAAAGCAACAGATTCAGAAAACGTAGGTGTTTATTTAAGAATGACTCACGGGTGCTGTGAGAACAGGGGAATAATGGCCCACGATAGTTCAACAACTACTACAGTACTTAAAGGTGCGTTCACCAACGATGCTGGCACTAAGAAAGAGTTTTTTGATACACTGAGTCTTCAAGAATCTAACAAGCGATAAAATGGAGCGAAGAATGAACGATAAGCTGATGTTTGACACCACACGTCTAATCAACACGTACACATTAGAAAACGCTGACACAGTTAACGCTGCTCTGATTGATCTAATACGAATCCAGGGCGATAAGCAGGGCAGGAAAACTAATATTAAAGCAGACATGACCGAATGGCTCTTGCCTATTGATCATCAAGCGGCGCCCTACAACCAATTCTTTGATCTTCTGCGGGTTGGCGTAGTGGACAGTATCACTCAGTTACTTAAACCTATTGATTACAGTCGCCAGCCACCCTATTCGTATTCAATTAGTTCGTTATGGGGTGCTATCTATCACACCGGTGATTATGCTAACCCGCATAATCACTTTGCTTCGGCATTTAGTTTTTGTTATTATTTAAAGATGGATGAGCCACCTACCCCTTTGCAGTTTAAATCAATTGATCACAATATTACTCCTACAGAAGGTATGCTGATCATATTCCCAGGGTGGATAGATCACGGGGTGCCCGAGTGCATGTCCCAAGACGAGCGAATTGTATTGGCCGGCAATATAGAAATACACTAGGAGTTAAAGAATGAAATATATTACCAACAAATTTGATAGCGTTCGCTTGCCAGTTGAAGAGGGCCTATTAGAGTGGTTGCAGGCAAAATATCCTGCATCAAAATACTTTATTAAGGAACTAGTATGAAAACATTTGATACATTTGAACAAGTAGAAGACATGGGTGCTTGTGTAAAGCGACCCATTGTAGTACATGCTAAAAAGATTGATGAGGAATTTCGAGTCAATACTCTAGAAGGTAATTACAAACAAGGTAATCCCGGCGACTATCTTATGAAGGGCATCGACGGTGAACTTTATATCTGCGACGGTCCTATTTTTGAACGAACATACGATTTTGTGTAATAACTAAAGGATTACTATGAACTCAGTAGATATGGCAAATAATCTTATTTTTAGGGCAAAGAACCTGCACGAGTTTACTGTTACTACTGAGGTCCCAGATAACTTTAGGTTTAATGGCGTTGTTCCTTTTGATATGAGTATTATTGATAACCAAATTGAAGCAAAAGTTTGGGCTGTAGACTTCGACGAGGCTGCAAAAAGATTAGATGATTTCTTAGGAACATGCAAATGAAATGGTTTCTTGATTTTTTAGAAAGATTAGAACGTAAAAGAATTATAATGGATCGTGTAAACGATCAACCATATCTTGAAAGGTATTACGTTTTTCTAAAAGATAGAGATTGGTTTCCGTTTAATGTTTTTATTCATAAATTTCTTAAATCAGATCCGGATGACGTACACGATCATCCTTGGCCCTATGCAACACTAATTCTTAAAGGTGGATATTATGAATGGACTCCTCAATTTGACAAACAGGGTTGTAAATTTAATGAGATATGTAAATGGCGAGGACCCGGCCATTTTCGTATATGTAGGGCTAACAGCTATCATCGTATTGAGCTTGATCCTAGCGTAACTGCATGGACATTGTTTATGCCCGGTCCTCAGAAACGTGAATGGGGATTTTTAGTAAATAACAGGTGGATTCATAATGAAACATATCTATCTGAAAGGGCTAAAAATGCAAGAAATTAGTACTGGCGAAATATGGGAAGCGGGTGCTCGAGAATATTTTCGAGTAATTGATGTAGTTAATTTGGGGGATCAAATTTGGGTACACTATATGCGTCTTAAAGACTATCTCGAATACTCGTGCTTAAAAGAAAGTTTTATTCATAGATTTAGAAAAGTATTAATCGATGAACGTCGTTAATTTGACCTGGAACTCACAGGAAAACAAATGGTGGAATGAAAGTTGTGCCTTGATAATAGAACATTTTGGATTGCCGGGGCATAGATACACCACAGAAGTTTCTGTAGACTATATGAAATTCTTTTTTAAATCAGCAGAAGATAAACTCATGTGTGCAATACTACTCAGTGATAGACTATGATAAAATATCTAGTGGGATTTGCAATAGGATTTTTAATGTGGGTATTAGTGCTCAGTCTAACACCAATGCCCGAGT